CTGCAAGAAAACCAATGAGAAGCTTCTGGAAACCATTAACAAGAAAAAGCCAAAGACCATGAGAGAGCTTTCAGACGTTTGGTATGCAGAGGATCCCTACGGAAGAGACAGACATTACAACGCCACCAGATACTATGGACTCAACCTACATGCCACCTTTACCAAAGGTACTGTAGAATTTAGACTTTTCAACTCCACCACCCATGCTGGAGAGGTGAAAGCATACATTCAATTTTGCCTGGCAGTGAGCCACCAAGCCTTAAGCCAAAAGAAAGCATCAGCCAGAAAAACGGTGACTGACAACGAGAAGTACGCCTTCAGATGTTGGATGCTAAGGCTGGGACTTATCGGAGATGAGTTTAAAACCTGCAGACTCCATTTTCTAAAGTACCTTGATGGAAATTCAGCTTGGAGACAAGCAGGTTGAAATGAATAGCCACAGGCTCACCGGGGCGGGAGAACCGCCCTTAAGGTGGTAGAAGGGTTCCCAATGCTACTGAAAAGCCCACACAGGCCAAGCTGGCGGGGGAAAATGGCCCTTTAGGAAAGGATGAAAAGAAATGAAAACAAAACTGTACATTGCCTATGGAAGCAACATGGATGAAGGTCAAATGGCTTTCAGATGCCCTGGGGCGAAGCTAAGAGGGGTATCAGTAATTGAAGATCACAGGCTTATCTTCAAAGGCTCAAAGACAGGTGCTTATGCCACCCTTGAAAAAGAAGAAGGGCATAAGGTGCCGGTGGTGCTTTGGGAGATCGAACCGACAGACGAACATAGTCTTGATCGGTATGAAGGATTTCCGACCTTCTACTACAAGGAGTGGATGGAGTTAGACCTTGATGGTGAGAAGGTTCAAGGAATGGTTTACATGATGGATCAAGACAGGAAATTAGGACAGCCCAGCTACCATTACTACAAAACCCTTGAAGATGCCTACGAGAGATTTGGCTTTGATAAAACCATCTTAGAAAAAGCACTTGAGGATTCTTCGGTAGAGGGGGATGAAGATGTTTATTAGAAAAGAAATCCTAGAGAAACTAAGAAAACAGTATCCACCTGGAGCAAGGGTGGAACTGATTCGAATGGAAGATATTCAGGCACCACCAACAGGAACACAGGGAACGGTAATCGGAGTGGATGATATCGGAAGCATCATGGTTTCCTGGGACAATGGCAGTAGCCTTAGTGTGGTATATGGTGAGGACAGCTGCAGAAAACTAGAAGGTTAAAACACAGATTTAAGCCAAATGAAAGACTTCTTCGGAGGTCTTTTTTCTTGCTGTTAGCCAATGAGAGGAGGTGGGACTTATGGCACAGAGAGGAAGAAAACCCAAACCGACAGCATTAAAAGAACTAGAAGGGAATCCTGGGAAACGTGCACTCAACGATAAAGAACCAAAGCCGCCAAAGAAAGCTCCCAGATGTCCTTCATGGTTGGAGCAGGAAGCAAAGAAAGAATGGAGACGAATGGGGAAGCTTCTTGAGCAGATGGGAATCCTGACAGAAATGGACATGGCCGCTTTTGCGGGTTACTGTCAGGCATACGCTAGATGGAAGGAAGCAGAGGAGTTTATCACCCAGCATGGAACCATGATCAGAACCCCTAATGGTTATTTGCAACAGGTGCCTCAGGTTTCCATTGCACAAACCAATCTGAAAATCATGCTCAAGTTCTGTGAGCAGTTTGGACTAACGCCATCTGCAAGAAGCAGAATTGTCGCAGGTGAAGGTACTGTGGATCCCGCAGATGAAATGGAGAAGATTCTAGGAGGTGGTGTGTAATGGACTATAAATACACACCGTCACCCTTTATGCTTGCAACTTCCCATTATGATAAAGCAAAGGCAGATAGGGCAGTTGCCTTTATTGAAAATCTTAGGCACACAAAGGGAAAATGGGCAGGGAAGAAGTTTCTTCTGCTACCTTGGCAGGAACAGATCATTCGTGACTTGTTTGGTATCGTTGGAGAAAACGGGAAGCGTCAATTCCTGACGGCCTATGTTGAGATACCCAAGAAACAGGGGAAGTCTGAACTGGCAGCTGCAATTGCACTATATCTTCTTTATGCAGATAATGAACCGAGTGCAGAGGTCTATGGCGCGGCCTGCGATAGATCCCAGGCGTCCATTGTATTTGATGTAGCAAAGCAAATGGTGCAGATGACACCGGCGTTACTAAAAAGGTCAAAGATTACAGCGGCTACTAAACGAATCGTCAATTATTCCAATGCAGGGTTTTATCAGGTGCTGTCGGCTGAGACAGGAACCAAGCATGGACTTAATGTATCGGGCCTGGTGTTTGACGAGATTCATGCACAGCCTAACAGAAAACTCTATGATGTCTTGACAAAAGGTTCCGGGGATGCCAGAGAGCAGCCCTTGTTTTTTATCATCACCACTGCAGGAACCGATAAAAATAGCATCTGCTATGAACTCCATAGTAAAGCACTGGATATTAAGGCCGGTCGAAAGAAAGACCATACCTTCTACCCGGTGGTATATGGACTCACGGAAGCAGATGATTGGAATGATGAAGCCAACTGGTACAAAGCGAATCCATCGCTGGGACATACCATTTCCATAGATCGAGTAAGAGAAGCCTACAAAAATGCTCTTGAAAACCCTGCGGAAGAGAATGTGTTTAAACAGCTAAGACTCAACATCTGGACTTCTGCTACAGTGTGTTGGATACCCGATCACATTTATGATCGAGGAAATCTACCCATTGATATGGAATCACTGCAAGGTCGGGAATGCTATGGAGGTCTTGACCTTTCCAGTACATCGGATATCACAGCCTTTGTTCTCGTGTTTCCACCAAAGGCAGATAATGAAAAATACATTGTATTGCCGTTCTTCTGGTTACCGGAGGATACATTGGAACTGAGATGTAGAAGGGACCATGTGCTCTACGATGTTTGGGAGCTTCAGGGCTATCTCCAAACCACTGAAGGGAACGTGATTCATTATGGCTTTATTGAAAAATTCATTGAGGAGCTTGGAGAAAAGTACCACATAAAGGAAATAGCCTTTGACCGGTGGAATGCCACTCAAATGGTTCAAAACCTAGAGGGTATGGGCTTTACAGTCGTACCCTTTGGACAGGGCTATAAAGACATGTCCCCACCAAGCAAGGAGTTGTATAAACTTCTTATGGAGGGGAACATCAATCATGGCGGTCATCCGGTCCTTAAGTGGATGGCTCAAAACGTAGTCATGCGTCAGGATCCTGCAGGGAACATCAAACCGGATAAGGAAAAGTCAGTAGAAAAGATAGATGGTATAGTCGCTACAATTATGGCAATTGATCGTTGTATTAGAAATAAAGACGATGATGGTAGCATTTATGATGAGCGAGGGATATTAGTGTTTTAGTAAAAATACTAATTAGTATTTACAGAAAACTAAATTAGTATTATACTAAAGTAAAGGAGGGATGAAGAATGGATGTCCCGTTTACATGCAATATATCTTCTGATTTAGATGAAAAATTTAAGATTGCCTTGCAATTAAATCAAGAAAATGTGGATGATGTAATAGAAAAATTGATCATGCAATATATTTCAACAAGCTTTTCAAGAGTCTCACAAGCATATAATCCATATTCCAGCAACAAGACAATTACAAAGAAAACTGATGAAGGTAAAGCAATTAATAGGATCCCGAAATGGGCACAAAAACCTCATCAGAATAATCATAAGATTATAAGAGCTTTCTTCAGAGTAGAGAAAGAGCTTGGGATAGTAACGCTAGATTCATTGGAGCAGATGTGTAGTGATGAAAAAAATAATCCTGATATATTTGTCAGAGATTTCAAAGGTAACTTTGCTCAAATGAAAATCGATGCTCCAAAATCTCATGGGAAGGTTTTTGAAGTCGATGACGGTGTAGTCACTGTATGGTCGTTAGTGCATGATAGGTTAATGGAATTTAAAAACTATTTTGAGTGAGGGGAATACGAATGAATGAAGTTTCAATAGGATTTAGAGTATCACCAACTGAAATACACTATTCAATTGTTGAAAATAATAAAGAAAACTTTACTTTTATTAGTATATCTAGCCTAAAAATTCCAATCTCTATCGATGATCCTGGAAAATTAAGCTTTATTAGGAATACAGTTTCAACAATTTTAGCTCAATATGGGGTTAAATTTGCTGGAATTAAGTTGATCGAAGGAAACGCTAGAGGTTCAATAAATAATGCATTGATTTTTCGTTTTAATGTTGAAGGAGTTCTTATGGAACTATTCTCAACTAGCTCAATTGTAAAATACTTCTTAGGTGTTACATCAAATATTTCATCTATTTTGAACATCGAAAAGGATAAACCTCAAACAATGTTAGACCAGATTTTAGATGCAAGCGATTATTTGACAGATAATGACAAGAAGGTAACGGGAGAGTATAAAGAAGCAATGCTAGTGGCTTTAGCGGCTATGGAGGTGGGGCTAAAAGATGAGTGATACCATAACATTTATAAAGTTTACCAAAAGTAAAGAAATTGACAACAAAGAAGGGAAGAATTCAAACGTATTTCTAGCGATAGATGATCAGCTTGGAGAGGAACTAATTATCAAGCAAATGGAAAAAGAAAAATTTGATCCTGCTGAATATTTTACAGAATCTAAAATGCTTTACTCTAGTAAACATCCGAATATTGTTGAAATACAATACGCATCCCAAGATGACAATTATATATATTTGGCAATGCCGTATTATGAAAATGGCTCTCTAAATTGTTTGGCTGAGAAACGATATCTAAGCATTCGAGAAATAGTTAAATACTCACTGGATTTATTAGGAGCTGTAAGTTTCATTCATTCAAAAAGTTTGTTACATCTAGATATTAAACCAACTAATATATTATTAGATAAATCTGGGAAAGCTGTTTTAACAGATTTTGGATTGTCAAGATACATGGATAAAAACGGAATTGCGGAGCAACCGATGAACTATAATTTGCATTCAGATCCTGAGCGGTTTACACACAGTGGTAGGACTATTCAATCTGATATTTATCAAATAGGATTGACTATGTATAGACTTTGTAATGGTGTTGGAATTCTAAATCAACAATTGGGTGCATTTGGCATTTCTAATTTGGAACAATTAAAGGAAAGCGTCATTAAAGGGGAATTTCCTGATAGGAAGTATTTTATGCCCCATATTCCTAAAAAATTAAAAAAGGTAATTTTAAAAGCCTTGGAAATAGATCCAAATAAAAGATACAACAATACAATATCTATGATGAATGATTTGAGTGTTATTGATGATAATTTAGATTGGATTTTTACAGGTGATTTAGGGAATCCTTATATTAAGTATGACGGAGTTTATCGATATGATATCATCGTGAAACAGAACAAAGATATCGAGTGTTATCGCACTAACTTGCAAATGGATAAAAAGAATAAAATCAACAAATATTGTATAAAATGTACAAATGAAAAAGATTTTGCGAAAAATCTAGCAAATGTAGTAGGAGGGTTAAACTAAGTGAGGTGAGGATGCTATGAAAAAAGTGGTGGTTTCTAATAAAAGGCATTCACGTGAGCATAAATCAAATCCACACACTGGTATTGATTTAAAGAGCCGACTTAAGAAATCTGATTGCATATATTATGATAAGAATACAACAATAAAAGATTTAGGGAATGGCTACTCTGTAATTATACAGAGTAAGAATAATCATAAGTAGTGTATGAAAGCATCTCATCAGAGGTGCTTTTTTCATGCCCAAATTCAGGAGGTAAGTCAATGAATATACCAATTATCTCAAAGTTAATTAAGGCTCGTGATAAGCCAAAAGATTACTACTCCGGCTCAAATTACACATATCTGTTTGGGCCAACGACAAGTGGAAAGACTGTCAATGAGTTTACTGCCATGCAAACAACAGCAGTATATTCCTGTGTTCGTATTCTCGCAGAAGCAGTAGCATCTCTTCCGCTTCATGTGTACAGGTATAAGGAAAATGGTAAGGAGCGCGTGTACAAACATCATTTGTACCATATCCTACACGATGAACCCAATACAGAAATGAGTTCCTTTGTCTTTCGAGAGACATTGATGAGCCATTTGCTTATTTGGGGAAATGCCTATGCTCAGATTATTCGTGATGGTGCTGGACGAGTGGTGGCTTTGTATCCGCTACTGCCAAATAAAATGACTGTTAGCAGAGACAAGAACGGAGAAATCTACTACATCTACACCACGACCTCTGATGAGAACCCCAACTTCAAGGACTATGGTTCAGTGGTGTTAAGAAAGCAGGATGTTCTCCATATTCCAGGACTGGGCTTTGATGGTTTGGTGGGATACTCGCCAATTGCTATGGCAAAGAATGCTGTGGGTATGACCATAGCCACTGAAGAATACGGAGCCAGCTTCTTTGCCAATGGAGCTAATCCCGGAGGTGTGCTTGAACATCCTGGGGTGCTTAAAGATCCCAAAAAGGTTAGAGATTCCTGGAATGAAGTGTACC